GGTCTCGACGAACACCCGTGAATCATTCCTTAGGTAGTAGTAGGACCCATCGACCACGATCGCATCGAGACCTGTGTGGTTCGTGAATGTACTCCACTGGTTTCGCTTGTAGTCCCACATCAATGTTCTACCTGAATCAGTCAGGTAGACGATGCGCTCTACCGTTGGGATGAGCGTGGCGCGCGTAATAGCCTGCTCATCGTAGGCTTGAACGTCGGTCCCGATGTCGACGACCTGCCGATCACGGGTGAGCATCATGATGCCCTTGCTAGACTGAAACGTCAGACCGACCGGAGTGGGGCCCACCGAGGCAGCGCTGATGCACCCCACGTCTGTGGAGACCAGCTCCACCGGGGTGAAGGCGTTCGCCTCTGGCGCCGCGCTGGGGTCCTGCAACGGACCGGGACCGCCGAACACGTAGACGGCGGTTTCCGAGAACGGAATCACCGTATCGTCCATCATGCCGATCGCGGTGATCGGTCCACCGAACGGGTCTTTGCGGAGCGACAGATCTACCGGAGCCTCCAGGGCGACATCATCTGAGATCTGTTGCGAGTATCGGATGACATGCGGGTCCGTGGTATCGGTCCAAAACAGTCGGCTCTTGCCTACGGCCAGGATTCCTCCGTGCCATGGAGCTGGGGCGTTCGGCAAGATCCCGCCGTTCGTGTAGAGCGGCTCACGCTTCACGAGCGCCAGATCGTCGAGGTTGTCGCTGAAGCTCACCGTGTCGACGGTCGGATCGTTGAGTACGTACCGGTTGTCTCCAGACGTGACGGTGACATCGTTGCTCGTGACCTTGTACATCGCGAGCGTGGAATCTGTGCCGGTGGCGCCGGCCGGCGAGCGCGCGATGCAGATGCGCACGTTGGCGAACCGAGTGAGCCGGCATGTCGGGGGCGTCATCGTGAATTTCTTCGGCCCCCCCGTCATCGTGACGAGCAGCTTCACGCTCGGGGGGCCGCGATGGAGTTCGCCTTGCGCATCGACCGCCTCATACCACCACGCGTAGAGGTACGTCCCGTTCGGGATCGCGCCGGCCGCGCCAATCGCGATCGCCGTGGTCATGTCGACCGGTACGCCTGACGTGTCGAATCCATAATCCGGCGCGCAGTGGAAGTCCGCCTCATGCCATGCGTCGCCGTCGTAGTGCATCGGCATCGACGAGGATAGATACAGGCCGCGCCCGAGTTGGGCGGTCTGATACGCGGGCAAGAAATCAAGCGTCGCCAGCTTGATGCCCTGCTCCGAGAACTGATCCCCGTTCTGGCTGCTCAGCTGAATCCGGTACGGGATGCACACCGCGTGCTGGCGCGAGTAGACATCGGTTTCGGCGAGATCGACCGCCATAACGCCAGGGAGATGTGTGGTCCACGCACGCGTCCCAGCTCCGGTCGTTCGCATGAGCGCGCCAGACGCCTCCCCGGGCATGAGCCGCGACACGATCACGGCATTTGGCGCTGCGACCCCGCTCGCCCCGCTCAGGCGAAGTGCGGAGACGTAGGGGAAGAACCGCGCGGCGTGCGCGACCATCACGTAAACATCACCGACAAATCCGGCCGTGGCCGTTGCCGCCCCCCCGTCATGCCATGCGCGAGACACGAGACTATGCCCACGCAAAATTTTCGGCGTGCTCACGACCCCATTGTCAGTGTTGATGCTTCCGCTCTCGACCATGCACAGGTCGCTGCGTGCCGCCGTGATTTCAGCTGCCCACCAAAAGGTGGGAGCGAGCAATGGGCTAGCCTGTGACGATGCTTGCCATCCCAGTGTAAGCTTTGTATATGTCCCACTCGTGGCGATGGGGAGGAATCCCTCCAATCCTATGAACGAGCTACTAATAACGCCTGCGTTCAATTGCGTCGCTCCGCCCACCCACATCACCGCGATCGTGTTGAATCCGTCGGCAAAGTAGGATATGGCTACCGACCCGGTTACAGTGGCCAACCAGGTTACCGCGCTGGCTAGCCCGGTGGCTGGCGAACCAATCACCCCAGATGGATGGATGTAGGCCGTACGGTATCCACCTACTACCGCCCATATCATAACCCCGGGTCTTATCACGCTCGAGTTGGACGGAGCGAATGGGGCCGATTCGGCGTCGTACGATGGGTTGGTTGCGTCAAGGTCTCCTGTGAGTGTCGACACGACCGGAGTCGTCACGGGGTGCGCGGGGTTGACGATCGCGATCTGGATGCTGCCGAGGTCCGATCGCGTCCACAGCACGTGAATCACTTCTCCGACCGCGATGCATGTCGGATCACGCGCCAGTGTAGCGCTATCGATCTGGGTCTGGGGAAGCAGAACCCGTCCGGTCGCGGCCTCGATCGCCTCGCACCATACCCCTCCCCGGGAGTCCTCCCACGCTACGACGCGCACGCCGTTGCGCTCTGCGATGTCGGGCTGCGTCTGGTAGGTCCCCGTCCGGGCGATAGGAAGCGTGGTTGCCGTGGTGGCCGCAACCTCCCCCGTGTCCGCCCAGCGATCCACCGATGGCCGGTAGCTGTAGCAGCGCTTATCGGTGAAGAGGAGCACCTCACCGTCACGCTCCGCGAGTCCACGCGCATCCGTGATGTTGCCACCACCGTCCTGGATCTGCGTCGATAGCGCGCGGTATCCGTTTCGCTTGCTTAGCGTGGAAAGCTTCGTGAGAACACAGTTCTGCAGGTCTAGAAGCTTCGTGGTCGGAGTCTGCTTCGCCTCGGTTCGCGTATCAACGCCGCCCGAGAACTGGATCGCTAACGGAGCGGGGGTGATGGTCATGGGGCGCCGCGCTCGATTGCGGTGTTGACAAATGCGCTAGCCGCCCCTATGATGCCATCATGTACAGAGTCACGATTGCTCTCACCCTCATCATGTGTGGATGCTGGACGATTGGGCATACCGATGAGCCCGACATGCCAGCTCATGTGGTCATCCATACACCAGCTCGCCCCATGCTCAATTGCGGATCGGCCCCGATAGAGCCGGCATGGTCCATCCGTTTCGTGGTTGACGCGGAGCCATATTTCGCGATTCCCCAGACTCACTGGATCGATCTCGATAGGTGGATCTCCGATATGCGTGAATGGAGGGATTGTGTTACCATAGCGCTGAATCTCTAATGAATGCCGAGATCTACGGGTCATCAAAATCCACCTCCGCTCCATAGAGTTTGCTGGACCCGTTACCGGCTATATTCGTGATAAAAATAGAGTAGTTAGTGCCAGCGACTACCGTAGTTGTTAGTCCAGTAACTTGCAGTGTCTGATTGGTACCCGCCCCGGATGATGCCGCCGATGTGGCGATAGTGGTTGCTGTCCCTACGGAGGTGACGCTGGCTACTGAAAACGAGTACGTCGTCGGACCAGTAGCACTATCTTGGATAAACAGACGAACGGCTAGTATTCTCTTCCCAGAAGCTAGCAGTATGCCACAGGCGTATCCGGTCAAAAGCGGATTGCCGGTTAGCGCCCCGCCCAAAACCCGGGTACCGCCGCTTGTTACGAAATCGTATGTACTAATCACCAATGTTCGGGTGCCGTGCTTGAATCTTCCGGTTCCGCTAGCCGTAACGCTCTTATTAGTAGCTAGAGCGAGATCGTTTGCTATAGTATTGTCTGCGACTAATTGCCCGGCAGAAGTCATTTGGATGACATTCTGCACCGAAGGAAGAGCCGTCGGATAGGTCACGGCGTAGCTCGCGGCTAGGGCTGCTGGGCTGGCCAGTCTTACGCGATTCGTCGGCACTCCCGCCGCCGGGTTCGCCTTGAACTCGTACAGGTCAACGTCGGAACTTCGCATGCGAGCGTACTGGCGAACCGATGCTCCCACCTGCTGCTGGAACCAGTAGCTATCGGTCGCGTCATCGAACACCACGAGCGCCCCGGTTGCGGCGTAGTCGCCACCGATCCCGCCGGTGAACGCGGCAACGTTCAGCGCCGAACCGGCAGTAACCTTGAAGTTGACCCCGCCGAACGTTCGATAATAGAGTTCGTTGTCCGCAGAATTCAAAAATAGGGCGCCAGCCAGCGAGGTTACCGTGCTCGCCGCCTGGGGGGAGAAGTCGATGGCTCGCAGATCCGTGATGGCCCACTGGGACCCACCGCTGGACCATGTGACGTCACCGTTGATGTTCAGGCCGTTGGACGGTACTCGCACACCCTTGCCGGACGAATGATCGTGGCCATCCACCGTGGTCCGGATGGCGGTGTCCATGATCGGCGCCCATACGTCAGCATCGGAGAGGTCCGATGGCCAGACGATGAGCATGTTGCTGGACGGTGACTGCGGCATCTAGAACGCCTCCACTGTGG